GGTCCGCCTCGCTCAGGCCCCGCCCGGTGCCGGGCGGGTCCAGCGTCTCAACCAGCCACCAGAAATGCCGGGGCGGCATGGCCCAGAAATCCGGCGGCGCGATGCCGAATTTCGTGACGGCCAATTGGAACGCCGCCTTTACGAAGCGATAGTCTTTTCCGGGGCTGCATCGCCCCCGGTGGTGGGCGCACCGTCGAACAGCACGTCCTGCAGCTGCGCGATCGCCTGCACCGCGAAGATTTCCTTGACGGCATCCACCGACACATCCTCACCATCGACGGCCGCTGCGATGCTGGCGTCGATCTCGGCCTTCACTTCGGCATCGCTGACCTTGCAGCCCGCGAAGCGCAGCATGACGCCGAAGGCGCGCGCGATCTTGAAATACCTCGGGTGACGCCCCCAGGTCTGCATCTCGGCCAGGGTGACGACCTCTTCCACCGCCGCGCCCAGATCGAAGGCGCGGCTTTCCGGAACCGTGAAGGACTCGCCCCGGAACGTCAGGTTGATCTGTTTCATCACGCCGCCGTCCAGGTGATCGCGCCGGACGATTGCAGGCTGCCGCTGACCTCGGTCGCATCGTCATGCGGGGTGCCCAGCTCGACGCTCGCCAGGTAGAAATTCCCGGCGAAAGTGCCGACGCCCTCGATCCGCACTTCGTAGCCGGACAGGAGCGTGCTGGTGTTGCTGGCCAGCGCCGCTGCCATCAGCGATGCATCGGTCCACAGGCCCGAGAAATCGATATCGACCGACCGCAGCGATACATCGGCCAGCAACTCGCGCCAGCCGGCGCTTTGCTTGTCCGTGCCGTCGATCGGCTCGTTGTTGATCTTGATGCCATGTTCCCGGCCGCCCGCGACCAGGACGGCACTGACGCCGCTCCCCTTGTAAAGGTTGACCTTGCGGCCAGCGATTTTCGGCATGGGTTCTCTCCCGTTCAGATGGCTTCGATCAGGCCGCGGTATTCGCAGACCCCGTGGATCTGGCCCTGCGCCTCGCGGATGACATCGCTCATCTCGCGGCGGAGCAGGATCAGTCGGTAGCCGGTGATCGTCAGATCGCCGTGGTGCAGGCGCTGGTAGATCAGCCCCTGCGCGTCCTTGACCGGCAGCATGTTGCCGGTCTCGGCCCGCACATGGATGCGGGCCACGAAATCGAACCCGTTGCGGTCCTTGGTATCCAGTGGCGCGAAGACCACCTCGCCAACCGTCACGAACAGGTCGCCCCCCGCGCCGCGCTGCGGGGCGACATCATGGACCGTCAGGCCCAGCGTTCCGATCGTCTGGAACAGCGCGGCCTGGACCGCCGATTCCGCCGACATCAGCCGTAGTGCAGGATGGTGGCGATCAGGCCGGTGCCGCCGGTGATGGTGATCACGCCCTGCAGGAACTCCCGACGGCTGTCCAGCGGGATGACCCGCGTGGCCCCGGCGGCGATGCTGCCGACGGCAAGAGGGTTGACGGACACCGGACCGACGCCGGGCACGGCCACGTTGCTGGACTGCGCCCCCGCGATCGACGGGCTCAGCGCGCCGCCGGTCGGGTTCCGCAGCACCAGGATGGCGCCGGGGGTGTTCTGGTCCCAGACCAGCGTATCGCTCGCAGACAGCGTGTTCTCGACCGGGGTGATGACCCCGCCGCCCTTGATCGAGGTATTGTTCAACGTCGCCATGTCAGTCTCCTTTGGGTTACGCCTTGCTGGCGGCCTTGGCCCGTCGCGCCATCAGCGCGGTCAGTTTCCGGACGAAGATTTCCAGATAGATGCGGTCGATCTCGGGGCGCAGCGCCTGCAGTGATTTCAGGAAGAAGGCGTGTTCCACCCCGTCTGGCCCCTGCCCATATTCCAGATACCGCCAGTAGAACGGCGCGGCCCGGACCGTGGCCGCCAGAAAGTTCGGCTCACCCCGCTCCCGCTTCGGTTTGATCCCGGCCTTCAGGTCTCCCTCGTCAGAGGGCGCAAGATCAGCACCGTCCTGCGCCAGCTGCTTGGCGATGTCGAAGACCACGGCCCGCATCAGGTTCTTCGCTTCACGCGGGCCAAGCTCGGTCAGGGTGGTCTTAACGTCCTCCAGCCCGAAGACCTTGACGCTCACTGCTGGACCCCGCGCTCCGCCTCGATCACCAGCCGCAGCGCCCGGCCCGTCTCGCGCCGGATGCCCCTGATGTTGTAGGGCACCCCGTCCCACAGGATCCGGTCCGTCTCGACCACATCGCTGCGATGGTAGATCGTGAACAGCACGGTGAACTGCGCCGCGATCCGCCCCTCGGTCATGCTTTCCCGGCCCGCCTTGGCGATCACCTCGGCCCAGGGACGCGGGTTCGCCGCGAAATCGACCCAGCTCTGTGTCCGGCCCCCTGCACCGTCCGGCGTCAAGACCTTGCGCTGCAATGTGATCCGCTGGTCCATCGCACCGGCGCCGGGCATCAGAGCGTCCGCCAGCGGATCGCGTCGATCAGGGTAGATGCGCCGAGCGGAACCTCGGCCATGCTCCCCTCGGCCACCGCCTCGCGGTTGGCGAACCAGTGCGCCACCATCAGCCGGACGATCTGCTGCGCCACCGGCAACCGGACTGTGGGCAGGCCGCAGGTGAACTGCACGAAAACCCTGTCGGCTGACGGACCATCGGCGATGACATATGGTCCGCCACAGTCGGCACGCAGCTCCGCCTTGGTCGGTGTCACCGCGTTTCCGTCCGCATCCGTCGCCGTGACCGTGATGGCCGAGACATCCGGCATCGCCAGCCGCAGCTGGCCCCAACCGCCGAATTCCTGCCGCCAGACCTGCGGACGGATCGCCCGCCCCAGAACACCGCCCCAGCCGTCCAGGTGCGCAACGGCAGCCCGCTCATAATCCTCGACCAGCGCGCGCTCGCCTTCATCCGTAACGCGCAGCTGCGCGATCAGGCTGGCGATCGGCACCACCGGAACAGTCGGGGCGGTGATCAGGTTCAGCGTCATGGTCAGGCGTTTCCGCCCTCGGCCGCCTTCTTCGCGGCTTCTTCTTCGGCGGCCTTGCGGTCAGCCTCTTCCTGCGCCGCCCGCGCCGCCTCTGCCGCTGCATCGGACGCGATCTTGGCGGCGGACTTCTTGTCCAGTGCGCCCAGATCGGCCGCCGCCTCGACAAGATCGTCAGGGCAGTCCGTGCCGGCCTTGTAGACGCGGGGATAGATTTCGCCACCGGAACATCCGGTGATATCCTTGGTCAGCTTCGCCATGTGAAACTCCATTCTCTGGCGTGGAAATGCAAAGGGGCGGGTCGCCCCGCCCCTCCGTTGCGAACCGATCCTGATGGATCAGGAGGCCGCGATCTTCAGCAGCTTGATGGCGTTGGTATCCAGCAGCTTGCCGCCCAGGCGGCGCGACATCGGGAACTTCACATAGCCCGGCAGGGTGATCTCATCGCGCAGGATCCACCAGGACGGGATGTCCGCGATGAGGTAGCCCGCGTTGAAATCGCCGAACGCGACCGGGAACGAGTTGGCAGCGACGTTCGGCATGTCCTCCGCCACCACGATCCGCTTGCCCAGCATGGTGTCGGGATCGCCCTCGCGCACCGCAGGGGTCAGCAGATACTGCCCGGTCGAGTCCTTCACCTTGGCATGGGCTGCCAGCACGATGCTGTTCATCACCCAGGCCGCATTCTGCCGGTGCCCGGCCTTCAGGCCATACATCATGTCCTTCAGGCTGTCCCAGGGCGCGGTTGCCAGCGCCGCCGCCTGACCGGACGCGATGTATTGCAGCGTCCCGAAGGCACGGCCCGAGTCACCCGTGGACACCGGCGTCGGACCAGCCAGGAAGCCGGTCGGCTTGTTGGTGCCGTCGCCGCTGATGAAGGCGACGCCCTCGGCCTTGGCCATCGCTTCGGTGCCGCGGGCCACCAGCCACGCCTCCACATCGAACAGCAGGTCGCTGATCGACTGCCGGGTGGCGCGGGGATAGGCCGAAAGTTCACCGAAGGTCGGAACGACATCCGCCAGATCCGGGGTATTGGTCTGGTTGTGCGTCGCCACCTCGCCCAGCCATTCCGTCCCGAACCCGTTCAGATCGACCAGTTCGTGATAGTCCGGCGTGCTGACCGTCACGACGCGAGCGAGGGAGCGGATCGGAGAGATGTCGACCAGCTGCTTGTTCAGCTGGGCGGCGATCTCCTTCGGCAGCGCATAGCCGCCGGAGGCCGGAGTGGCGACCCGGGTATCTGTCGCCTTGCGCTCGGCCTCGTAGAGCGCGGCCTCGGCGCCGCCCATCGCACCCTTGCGCATGAAGTCGAAGAGGGCGTTCTTGTGCGCCTCCTCCTCGGGCGAAACGTCGTCGCCACCTGCACGGCGCGGGCGGTTCAGCTTCACCTCCAGATCGTCGATCCGCTTCTTCTCTGCGGCAAGCTGCCCTTCCAGCGCCGACTTCTCGGACAGGGTCTTCGCGAGGTCGCCTTCGATCTTCTTGATCTTCTCGGCGTCCAGGCCGTCGGCATTCTTCTTCAGACCGTCGATCTCCGACCGCAGGGTCGCGATCGTCTTGTTGCCCTCTTCAAGGAGGGTTTTCAGTTCTGCAATGTCGCTCATGGCGATCTCCTTGGGTTCAGAGTTTCGCGCGGGCGCGCAGAAGCGCAGCCACGTCTTCTAGCCCATCGCCAGCGTCCCGCATGGCTTTGATGGCTTCATACCCACCGGCCATCAGCCGCTGGGCGATCGAACGAGAAAGCCCAGCGTCCCGCGTGAGCATCCGTTCCAAATCCCTCTCGGTCAGGTCATTCGCCTTGACCGCGTCCACCCGTGCCCGCCCGTTTGCCGGGAAGGTCACGACCGACACTTCCACCAGGTCGATAGCCTTCAGCGTGCGCCGCGGCTCGTCCGGTTTCGTGCCATAGATGAATTCCTTGGCGCGATAGCCGATCGACATGCCATCCAGCACGCCCTCGCGCATCGCGCCGTAGATGTTCTTGCCCCGCTCGGTGTTGAGGTTGATCAGACGACCCTTGACCCGCAGGCCGGTCTCGTCCTCCTCCATCTCCTCCCACTTGCCGATCGGCAGCGCGTCCATGTCGGTCATCATCCAGCCGCCGTGCTGAACCAGCATCGGTGGCAGCGACTTCTGTTTCTTCCAGTCCTTCAGGCTGCCCTTGAAGGCACCCTTGACGATGACATCGCCATAGCTATCGACGTTGCCGAAGACCGCGCCATAGCCCTCGAAGGTGCCGGTCTTTTCATCGACCCCGGCCGCATCGAACTTGACCTCAAACCTCTGCATCGTCGTCCTCCTCGGGATCCTTGGCCGGATCGGTCTTCGGGGCCGGTGCCGGGTTCATCGCGCCCTGCGACAGTTCGGCTGCCCTGCCGCCCATCGGGTTGCGCCCGATCTCGGCGCGCACCTCGTCCTGCGTCAGCCAGGCTGGCGTGCCCCCTGCGCCCAGGGCCTTGGAATAGTATTCCGCCTGGTCCTTGAAATCTCCGCGCAGCAGATTGCGCTCGTCCAGATCGACGCCCAGCCCCTCCGCATTCCCGAGAATGTCCCGGTTGCAGACCGCCTCGAACCGCGACATCCACGGCCCAAGCGTGTGGATCACATGGTGCCGGAACATCTGTTCGGCGCTGGCGAAGGTGGCGGCCTTGTCGGCCTGCATCATCATGATCGGCTGCACCCGGAACGCGCGGGCAATCTCCTCGATCTGCATCCGGCGCGTCTCGATGAACTGCGCATCGACCGACGTCATCGTCATCGAGGCGAACTTGGCGTCCTGGTCGATAATGGCGATACCACCCTCGCCACCCGGCCCGAAATTCGCCTGCCATGTCGCCTTCAGCTTGTCACGGGTCTCTTCCGAAAGACGGCTTGGCAGGCTCAGCACACCCGACGGTTTGCCACCATTCCCGGCGAGCTTGGCCTGCTGAAGTTCCAGCGCCCGGCTCAGACCGATGGCCTGCCGCGCCTGCTTGACCGCGGGCAAAGCGGTAAATCCATCCAGCGAAGGGCCGCGCAGGTATAGCACCTCGGCGTGGCTGAAATAGCCATGCGTCTTGTCAGCGTAGTTGACCCGGAACCGCAGCGACCAGTCCGGCATCTGTTCGACGCTCCACGATCCGGCAGGCACCGGCAGAAGCTCTTTCACCTGATCCTTGATCACATTCTTGATGGCGATGGCGCCCTCGCCCAGGACGGCATTGAACACCAGCCCCTCGCGGAACTCATGGCTCGTCTGCCAGTCGTTCGGCTTGACCGCCAGCAGGCGATGTGCCCAATGATCGCGCCGCACGATCAGCGTGGCGGTCCCCGCACCCTCGGCGAAGCGTTCCTCGACCACGCGAACGGGCATCTGCGCCAGGCCTTCGGCGATGATCCGAGCCGCGCAGAAGACCGCCGTGACATCGACGGCGTTTCGAACGGTCACCGGCCCGCCGGCGGAGGACTGATAGCCGACCCATTCCAGCATTCCGGCCAGCTGGTCGAGCGTGACCGACTGGGCCTTGCGGAACCATCCGAACATCAAAGCACCATCAGCTCGGCACTGTCGAGATAGCTGCCGACCTGCGCCGCCACCGGGTTCCGGCTCATCAGCGCGAAAGCGTTGAAGGCCGCGATCAGCGGGTCGATCTTGGCCTTGCCGGCCGTCTCTTTCGTGATCAGCACGGCGTTCCCTTTCTGCTCTGCTTTGGCATTCCCGATGCACCAGGCCATCATTCGCTGACCGCCGTGCCGGAACCGTCCATCCATCAGCGCCCGCTCAAGACCCCAGATCGCGCCCGACAGCCGGTAGCCCTGCGCGACGGCGATCATCTGGCCCGGCGCCACCCCAACCCCGGCCAGCGCGTCGACCAGGCTGGCAACCCCGGCCGGGTCCAGCCCGATCGCTTCCGCCTCGGGCAACAGTCCGGCGTCCAGCAGGGTCGCGACGATGTCGCAAATCTCGTCATGGTCCTGCGTCGGATATTCGCAGATCGTCAGGTCGCCGTCGGCCTCGAAGTCCTGCAGCACCGGCACGATCTCTTTCCGCCGCTGAAGAACGGTCGGGTGCGCCCAGGCATGTGCCCATCCCAGAAGCCCGCGCGTCCCCTTCTCCCGCCCGATGACATAGAGCCCGCCCAGGTCATCCGTCCCGCCGCCGTCGATCCCGACCACCGCGACCTCGCTCCGCTCGATCAGATCCTGCAGCGAGGTCAGGTTTTCGATCTGGGCACTCTCCCAGAAATCCGCACCGGCCCAGCGGTCGCCGTGCATCGCAATGCCCATCTGGACGTTCAGATGCTGCGTGGCCCAGGCAATCATCTCCGCCTTGCCGTCGTGCTTCGCGCGCTCGAAGCCGGTGATCATCGCATCCAGCGTCAGCGGGCGATTCAGGCTGGGCGTGACCAGATACCATTCTTCAGGATTGGCCCAAGGCTGGCCTTCTCCCCGTTGCATCTCCTCCGGAAACTCATAGAGCACCGGCAGCATCCGGACCCGATCCGTGATCAGGCCGTCTCGCACACCCCGCGCATAGTCCAGCTCCGACTTGAACACCCCTGCCGGCGGATGATCCGACTGGGTTGTGATCATCACCAGAACGGCCTCCGGAAATGGCAGCATGCCGCCCCGGATCTGACGGATGACATCCGCCGCGTAGGGCACCGTACCCAAGAGATGCACTTCGTCGATCAACGCGAAGATCGGCTTCGCCCCGGTCAGCACATCCATCCCGAAGGTCCGGATCATCAGCCGCGCCCCGGTCACCCGGCACCGGATGGTCTTCCGGTGATCCTGAACGTGGAACCGCTTCTGCAAGAACCCGTCGGCATCGGCCTCGATCATGCCACGCGCCTGTTCATAGGCCACGTCGCTGATCTTCTGGGTCGGGCCGATGATCAGCATGTCCGCGTTGCGCCGCTTGTTTAGCAGCATGAATGTCAGCGCAATCGCAGCAGCTGTCGTGGTCTTCCCGTTCTTCTTCGGGACGAGGATGAAGACCTCGCCCACGCGGCGCACTTCCGGCCCGGCCGCGCTCGTCTCCATCGAACCGAAGACGGCGCGGACGATGTCGCGCATCCACTCGCCCGCCGCTTCCCGCAGCTCCGGCTGGCCCGGAACGTCTGGCAACCGCAGCTTGTTGAAGATGCCGACGGCCCGCTCCGCCGCATCCTGGTCCAGCGGCAAATCGGCAATCGGTGTCTCGCCGCGCTGCAGCCGATCGGCCCAGTCGCGACAGGCGAAGTCGAACGCCATCAGTTCGGCAACTTCGGCCCGGCATCATCCAGCAAGTCGCCCCAGCCTTGTGGCGGCGCACCTGCATCG